GGAACATCACGGCTTGGCCGTGGTTTTCTCTCAATAGTTGGCCGAGCTGTCGTTCGGCACAGCATGGTTCAATGATGTTACGCATACGATATATTAAAGATTAAAGATTAAAGATTAAACATTAAAGATTAAACATTAAAGATTAAACATTAAAAATTAAAAATTAAACATTAAAGATTAAATTTCAGTTTCTTACCTTTTATTCTTTTATTTTTTTTGTTTAGAAAGAAATTTTGGGAAATTATGATAAATTATTGCTCTTTCCGAATGGTTATGAGTGAATTTCCCGTAATTTCCCATCATTTCGTTTCTTTATATTCAATTCATCTTTTGTATCGGTTCTCGAATTTCAGGCCGCTCTGTACCTCGTCGATGAGTCCGCCACGACCATACTTGTTGATGTAGCAGGGGATGCCCTTCTGCTGCATCTGCTGGACGGTCTGTTTGAACGTGCCGATGGCGTCGATGAGGGCGCGGGCGTCGGCGGCGGTCATGCCGTTGATGTCTGAGGGCTGAGGGCTGAGGGCTGACACTTCGCTGACGTTGCCGCTGTCGTAGGGGCGCCAACCGCCAGCAAATCCGCCCGTCTTGCGATAGTCGGCCAGATACTTAATCAACTGCGGCTCGTTCATCATAATGGCCTTCGTCGTTTCGCGACCAATCACGATTTCAGGGCCTTTCTCAGCTACCAATGCGGGCTGACCCTGCACGGTGGTGGCGATGGGGTGCGTAATGAGTCCGTCCTTGGGCTGTGGCTCCTCGGTGGCGGTATATACGCGGCCGTCCTGACCGATGAAGCGGCGTTTCTGACCATAGACCTGCGTCGTGCCGTCGTCGTAGAGTAGCGGGCGCTTCTGCTGCGACAATGACGCAGCATAGGAAGACACGTTTCCTCGGTCGTAGGTCAGCATACCGCTGACGGGTTTGGCCTTGGCAGAAGATGTGGACTTCTTGCTGCCGCCTGCCTGCATACTCATCACCTTGTCATACTCAGCTTTTGCCAGTGCCAACTGGGCGGCTCCTGTTGTGGTCAACAATGCAGCAGCAATAGAACCGCCAATAGGTCCAAGTTGGGCATAGGCCATCATAATTGCCACGGCGGTGTTGGCGATAATCTCGGAAATTTTCACGGCAAACTGCAATCCCGCATATTTCTTGCGGATTTCCATGATTTCAGCCTCTTTCTGCTCTTCCAGTGCAGCAGTGTCCTGTCCGTTGGCCTTGGCAGCATTGATTTCTGCGTCGTACTTGGCTTCCACGCTGGCAATCTCGGCTTCCTGCAGGGCATTGACCATGTTCGACATCATGCCGTTGTACTGCTGGGCGACATTCAGTCCGAGTTTCATCTGCAACTCTCCCCTCTTCTTCTGGAACTCCTCCTCAGAAATCAGCTTCTTGTCGAGCATATTCTTATACATCGCTACTTCGTGCTCGTACTCGTCGAAGATGGTCACACCCATCTGCTCGCGTATCTGCCAAAGCTCCTGCTGATACTTATACTCCAGGTCTATGAGTGCCTGCTTCTTCTGTTCTTCAAGTTCCAGTGCAGCGTCCTCATTCCCACTGCTACGCGCATCATTGATCTTGTTGTCGTAGAGTTGCGTGGTCAAATCGACTTGTGCTGTGTGCTGCTCTTGCCTCTCAACGATGCCGATAGGTGTGCGGCCTGTCATCTGCTGCACCTGTTTAGAGATGGCTTCTGGCACTTTGTCTGAAAACTCGTTCATCTTATAGTACAAAGCCTGAATCTGCGGGATGGCTTTCTGCAATTCGGCAAGTTCGTCTGCCGTCAAGTCCTTGCCATCTTTCTGCAATTCGGCTTTGCGCTGCAACAGCGTTACCCATTTCTCCAGTTCAGGAATTGCCTGCGCCCACACCTCCAGTTCGCCGCTGGCGGTAGTACCAAACTGACGCATCCACTCCAGGGCTTCGTCGCCGTTCTCGATATTGATACGATAAGGTATAGTGCCCTGCCCAAGGAACTTGAAGCCCATAGCGGAATATATTTGCTTGTCGTTCATTGTCTGTCCGTTCGGCAGCACTTTGTCGGGCTTCTCCATAATGCCCTTCTGCATCCGCTCGGCAAACTCCTCATACGTCTCGGTGATAAAGCCCATCTGCTCCACATCGTCGCGCATTTTGTCAACAGCCTGATCGAAGATGCGGTATTGCTTCACCATCGTCTCAGCCTGCGTAAACAGCTTCGCTTTCAGTCGCGCTGCCTCGCGGGTGTTGCCAGCGGACTTGGCGTTCATCTGGTCGAAGAAGGCACGGCTGTCAAGGCCCAGCACGTTGCTGCTGCCGTTGAACTTCTCCAAGTCGGCGTGCAACTTATCGACGGCCACCTGCTGAATGGTCGAGAGTAGGTTACGGCTCACCTCGCTGGTGTCGCTCATCACGGCAGGCAGCACCTTTGTCTTCAGTTCGTCCCAATTCTTCGTCTCGCCCGTAGTCACGGCACGGCGGGCTGTGGCCAGACTTTCGTTCTTCAGGATGCTTAGTGCACGCACCATCTCCTTCGCCTTGTTCTCGGTCAGTTGTCCGTCGGCACGGGCATCGTTGATAGCCGCCTCCTGCAGACGGTAGTATTCCTCCAGCTTCGAGATAATGCCGGTGCTGGCCTTCTGCGCCTCGTCCATTTCCAGTTTCAGGGCTTTCTTGCGGTCCTGTGCAGCCTTCTTGGCAGCTTTCTCGGCTTCTTTATCTGGTTTCATCTTCTCTAATGAACCCTTGCGCTTCAACTGCGCTTTTATGATTTCCTCCTGGAACTTTTCGTTATCGAAATCACCAACAAGGTCTTTGTATTGTTCATCTACTAACTTGTCGTTGGCATTTTCTGCGACACGGGAGGTATTGAAATCAATTATTGTCTTGCGCAAACGGTCAAGAGCCTTAGAATCTATCAGATTACCATTCTTATCATACAAGGAAATACCCTGTACGCCACGTCCAATATCAGTAGTCTTTGATGTACCACCAGCATTCTTGATAACGTCTTGTATGATGGTTTCTATCGGTTGGTTGACTACCAGTTTACGACGCAACCACTCCTGATCAACGTTTTCTGCACCAATGGCTTTAGCGGCTTGACCGAACTGCATACCAGCCCGCATACGTTCGTACTTGTTCGTCGAGTTAATCTCGTCTCGGAACTGTTCGCGCTCTTCATAGGCTTTCTTCTGCTTCAATACCTTCACCACTAAGGCGTAGGCTTTAGCAAGGTCGTAAGCACCGTCTATCTCAATACCGAGATAGTCGAGGTACTGCTGGTATTCACTCTTCAAAAGACCTTTCAGTAAATTGTTGCGCTCTTCAAGCGATTTGTTGCTACCGTCAAGTGCCTTCTTATAAGACTCCAACGGGGCAGTAACCATATCAATCTTCTCTTTAGACTTAGCCAACTGCGCGTCAAGTTCTGCTTGTCGCTTCTGGGCACGTTCTGCGGCTTCGGCTGCGGAGTTCATGTGGTCGATAAAAAGACTAACACCAGCCACGACTGCCGAAAGTCCTGCCAATACCCAGTTGCTGTTCATCAGCACTTGCAGTGATGCCGTTGCAGTCCGGGCGGCATTGATAGAAACGACGAGTGCCGCAAATGAGTTGGCCAGCATTCTGATACCGCCAAAGACAGCCATCCACGTCAGCATCTTAATAAGGAATGGCAATATCTTGATAAGTGAAACAACGGTATTGGTAATCTTTTCGAGAGACGAGTGGAATACATACATCGACGATTCACTCTGCGTCAATGCCTTGCTGACCTCATACCATTGCTCAGCCAACTGCTTCACCATGTCAATACCCTCGGGATTGGTGAACGCCTTGGCCCACAAATTGCTGGCACGTTGCATCAGCGCATTTGCAGTCTCGTTCTGTATCATATACTCGTTGATGACTGCCGTACCATCCTTAAATGCCTTGGTAGAAGTTTCGAGGTGCTTCTTCAGAATATCCACGCGGTCGGCCATTGTGGTCATCACGGCAACCAAACGAGCACCATCAGAGCCCAAGTCCTTGAAGATACCGTCGAGGGCATTCATGTTGCCCTTCTTGTTCATCGCGTCGAAGATGTCAACAATACTCTTGATGGTCTGACCTTTGGAGAAGTTCTCGTTGATAGAACCCTTGACAAGTCCGAGCGACTTCTCAATCATATTGTGACCCTTCTGTATAGAGGTGAACAGTTTGTTGAATGCCGTAGCAGCCACTTCTGGCATCAGTCCCATAGCGTCGGCAGCAGAACCAATGGCCAACAGCTCATCAGCACTGACACGGCTCACGTTTGCCAAACCCATCAGTCGCTTCGAGAACTCGACGATATTCTTACCCGTAGCTGTAGATGTTGCTCCGAGTTGGAAGATGGCACTGGCCGACTTCTGCATGGCCTGCTCAACACCGTAGCGAGGAATGAGGTTCATTACCTCGGTCAACTTAGCCAGTGCGGGAAGTGCCTCTTCGCCAAGGTCTTCACCCAATGCCATCTGTACTTGCTCAGCAGCACGAACAAAGCCCGTCAAACCTTCCACACCATAATTCTGTCCGATACCGAGCTTGGCGCCTGTATATGCAAGTTTGTTCAGCGTCTCAATGGTATTGCGACTGTCAATCTTGGCGATGTTGGTATAGAGTTTGTTGATTTCCTCGGTAGTCAGTCCTGACACCTTGCGGATGTCGGCCAGCGAGTCGGAGAGTTTCAAGTTGCTCTTATACACAGACATGATTTTGGTCTTAATCATGTTGAAGGCACCAAATACACCAACGTATGCGGCAATGTTTTTGATAGCCGTGCCGAAGGTGTTACCCTGCTGACGGATTGCACCAGTATTGTTCTTGATTTGCGTCTCAACGGCCTTCATGTCGGCTTTCAACTTCTGCGCGGCCTTGCTCTGCGTGGAGTTGAGCGACTGGAGTTTCTGCTGCAACTGCGTGAGTGCGTTTTGCAGTTGTTGATTCGTAGCTGTTCGCAAGAACGACTTGTCTATCTTGATTTCAGCCTGCATAGCGGCAGTCACCTTGTCGATGCGGTTCTTCAGGAGTGCCATCTGCTGAGCGGCGGCACGTGCCTTGGCATCGTTGGTACCTGCGAACTGTTGCTGACGGGCTTGCAACGTCTTGTAAGCGGCTTGCAGTTTCTCCAGTTCGACGGCCTGATTGCGATAGACGGCACGAACAGTCTGCGCTGCCTCCTGTGTAGCCTGCAGTTGCTTGGCGGCTTGGTCGGCCTTCTTCTCATTCTCGGTGAGCAATTTCAGTTGTTCATTGACGGATTTCAGTCGCTGCTCCATACCAGCGGTCTTACTCTCGTAGCCTTTCACACCACTGGTTGCAGCAATGGCCGACATCAGGGCGGTACGCTCGGCGCCGAGTTGCTGGGCGTTCATCTTCGTTACGGGCATCACTCCCGTCGGAGCGGTACGCACGGCCATTGCAGCCTGATACTGCTGCTGCATCTGCTCCAGCGAGCGACGCCACTTGTTGCCGATGTTCGGATTGTCGAGCTGTGCTTTGATGGCAGCAAGGCCTTGCTTCAGTTTCTCCATGCTTGTGCCGTCGAGGTTCTTCAACTGCGTCTGAGCCTGACGGAACGACATAGTAAGACCAGACGTGCCAGAAATCTGGTCCTTGATGCGCTTGATGTCATCAATCAACTTCTGACGGCCAGGCGACTTCTCGCTCATCTTGTTCAACGACGTTGTAGCCTCGCGGAGTGCCGACTTCAAGTCCTTCAGTTTTGAACCCGACAAGTCTTTCATCACCTGACCGTACTTTACCATTTCATCTCGGTTTTTCTGCATTGCCGAGTTGATGGCAGCTATATCATCGCCCCACTGCTTAAAGTTTCTCTTATCCTGTGCGGTCCAGTTCTGCACACCCTTAGCATTCAGTTGGTCACGCTTACGGATAAGGTCATCCAACTGCTTATTTAGGAAATTCATCACGTCTTTCAACGCGGTGGCATTACAGGTAAGGACGAGTTCTGATTTTTTTGATGCCATAGTCTATATTGTTTTTGTGATGTTTTTATAGGATATTGAAACTCCAAGGCTGACCTTCAAAAGTTTCCAGTATTTTGAAGTCGAGTTTTGCATCGTAGTACATTTGCACATAGCCCTCCAGACGTGTCAGCAGGTGGTTCAGCTCAGGACGGATGCCCGGACGGTGGGTTTTTCCTGCACGCGGTTGCCACTTATTGATATATCGTTGCTTGAAGTTTACGTTTTTGGCACGGTCAACATCCTCTGCCTTACGGCCTGCACCTACACCGATGTCCACATACTGCATATAGTCGTTGAAGCGAAAGCCCATCGTCACCATGCCTGTATTTTCATCAGCCTCGTAAACCTCGCCTTCAAATGACCTCACGCCTTCACCATTGGCATACCATTCGCCACGCTGGCGGCGATATTCATTGACGGTGTGGAATCCTGGGTAAATCTCGTAAGGCCAAACACGCTGTGTCTGCATGTTGGCTTTCAACTGCTTCAAGGTTTGCTCCTTGAACATGTTGGTGACATACCGTAGTGGCAACAGTGCCTTTCCGTCTCTTCCGTAACCTGCCATAGTCTAATTCTGATTTTTAACTACCGCAAAGGTATATCAAAAGGCCTGTTTCATACGGACATTGACCTTTGACAAAGGGCATAAAAAAAGGCCAATCCTCGGTAGGATTGGCAGGTCAATAGAGAAATTAAAAAACAATGATGCGCATCAAAGGTGGTGTGTGATGCGCATCATATATATTTTTCGATGGTCCAGCGGTAGCCATAGGCAGACTTATGCCCTTCCTTCCCAATAGCACAAGCCTCAATGTTGGGAGTGCCGTACTTCTTGCCGAGTGACATCGCTGCAGACCTGTACGACGGATGACGGGCGACGAACTGGCCGTCGAGCGTCCATTGTATGACGACTTGCTTAGGCTGTGGTGCCTTGGGCGTGATGCCGTTGCGTTTCAGAATGGCGCGGACGGTTTCGCGGTTGATCCCCGTGCTGTCGGCTATCTCGCTGATAGTATAGTCGTGGGCAAAGACGAGTACGGTTCGCTCCTTCATAGTTTTCTTACGTGGTCGTGCCGTACATTCGGTCTTGTAAACGCCCACGCGGTTGGCCCGTTTACATAAAGCATCTACGGTAATGCCCATTTCTGCAGCTACCTCATGCGTGGGTCGGGTGGAGTATTCCGCGAGGATATCGCGCTGACGTCCTTTGCGTACCTTTCGCAGGGCGTCGAAGTCCTTATGCAGATGATAGTACTTGGCAGCGTTGCTTATCTGTCCCCTTGTCATGTTGTACTTGTTGGCCAGATGGACGTTGCTGTAATAGGGATAGTCGGCTATCAACTGTTGGATTTTATATTTTCTCGCCATAATTATATAAAAAAGAAGACTGCACTTCGCGTTGTTCAGGCACAAAAAGTCGTGATGCCTTGGGGTGGTTATCCCATACCCCACGCGGTTGCAGTCTTGTTTTTTCTTGTTTAACTTTTTGTTTTGAACGTTGCAAAGATAGGGGGAATTTTCGTGACTTCCAAATGTTTTTGCAAGTTTTATTATTGCAGGCCATAAAAAACCGCCACAACCTTCGCAGGCAGTGGCGGGAACTGAAAAGATTGAATATCAGGTCAAACACGACGTATAAATTTAAAGAACTGGGATGTATTCCTTTTATATATAGCGCTAAACGTAGCGCTCCTGATTGACGCATAGCAGGCGGGGAGCAGTCTGTTCGAGCGTCAAGCCGCAGATTTGCCAACCGTTGAGCATGGTGGGCAGGGTGCCCCAGTGGGCTTCGTCGATGTGCAAGCCGCGCAAGCCTTCTCGGTATTCGGGGTCGGCGGCAGTGCGTTCGATGAACTCGCGTATCTCCTTATACTCCGGCTTCATCAGGTTGGCGGGCACGCTCTTGCCGTTAGCACAGCCCTGCGTTGCCTTCAGGACGGCTATGAGGTCTTGCACCATATCGTCGGTAGAGAAGCGGGCCTCGGTGGCGCCCAGCTCGTCGGTAATCTGCGTCTTCGACAGCGTGCCTGCGGGCTGCTTCTGCAAGCAGTAGATGACGTGACGATAACTGATCTGCTTTGGGTTCTGCTTATTAATCTCCGCATCGACGTGGGTGGCGTAGGCTACACACGACGAGGGGCAGGTAGCGAAGTTGCGCACAAAGTAGCTGTTGGCATCTATCATGGAGATGCGGAAGAAGGCGGGGTGCTCCTTCACCTTCTCGGGCGTGTAAATCTCCGCCCAGCGTTCTAATAAATTATCTAATCTAAACATTGAACTTTGAACTTTGAACTTTGAACTTTGAGGTTTATAATAGTGGTTCGGTCCAGAGGGCGGCGGAGTCCGATGTCTGAGGGCTGATGTCTGAGGGTTGATGACAACAGCAGCCTGATTCGGGCGCTGGGGCTGGTGCGGGCTCTGGGGGTACGAGGGATTTCAGATACTCCGTGACGTTCTGCAACATGCGCACACCGTCGTCGTGAGCCTGAATCTTCTGCTCCTTGGTGTATTTCAGCACGGAGGTGCGACCGACCAAAAGGGCAACCATCACCTTGCGTAGACGATGAACGAGGCGCTGGAGCGTGGGCTCGGTAAGGGCTGATGTCTGATGGCTGATGTCAGATGGCTGAGGGCTCACGTCCGAGGTCTGAGCGGGGCGCTCGGGCAACTTTCCATCACGGGCGAAGTCGATGACAACTTTCAGCAGGTCTTCACCGATGCTGTTGCCGATGATTTCCTCCTGGATGAACTGAAGGTCGGGCAGCAACTGGACGAACTTCTCGCGACTGTCGTAGATATTGAGGTACGACTGCAGCACTTCGCACGAGGGGATGAGCAGGGCGGCAGCGAGATAGTAGTAGCGCGACTGGCGCCAGAGAGTGACAATTTCGCTGCGCTCACTGTCTTTGATGTCTGATTTCTGAGGGCTGCTGGCTGATGTATCATCATCGCCTGCACCTTGCTCCTTGCACCATTGTTCCAACTGGCGGAGCAGCTGATTCAGGGCGGCGTGGGCCTCTTTGGTGCAGGTGTCGCGGTAGGTAGCGATGGCTTTCTCGTCGGCCTTGGGGTAGTCATCGGCTATCATCTGGTTGATGCCGGCGTTGTTGACTGAGACGCCCTGCATACCTGCTGATCGACCGAGTGCGTCGAAGGCTACACAGCGCTGAGCAAGGAGCAGCAGACGGTTGTAGTAGCCCGTCTGGTAGTCGCTGACGCTGCTGCGAGTAACTTGGTTATTGGCGTACCACTTGCACAGGGCGTCGTACAAAGGGGTGCCGAGCTTGTCTTCAAGGAAGTCATGCTCACTGTTATCTATGAAGCCTACGAGTCCGTCGATGCTGTCGAGGGCGTGGGCGGGGCTGGCGAGGCGAAGCTCTTGGATGGAAGATATAATCATGTTACATTAAAGATTAAACATTAAAGATTAAACATTAAAGATTAAAGATTAAAGATTAAACATGAAAGATTAAACATGAAAGATTAAACATGAAAGATTAAACATGAAAGATTAAAGATTAAACATTAAAATTCTGAAATTTAATTTTTCATTTTTCTGAGCGAAGCGAATTTAATTTTTCATTTTTCTGAGCGAAGCGAATTTAATGTATTATGTGGGTTGTTCGGCATTGGTAATGCCTGTCTTCGAGTTATCGAGGGTTGTCAGCACTTCACGTGGTATCTCCCACTCCAGGTGGTCATCCCATCGGTTGAAATACTTAATCAGGTAAAGGGGCAGGAGCAAGAGTTGCTGCATGGGCGACATCTGGACTTGTTTCAGGAGGAAGCGCTCACGCAGGTCGGTACCACCACTGCTGGCCACGTCGCCAGGAGAGTTGCCTACCAAGCGGCTATCCAGACCAAAGGCAAAGAACACGATGCTGGAGATTTCAGCCAGTTCCTTTTGGTTGGCCTCTGCCGTCTGCTTGTTGTTCGCTTCGATTTCCACGATTTTCCATGATTCATACACCTTGCCGTCGGAGTCCTTGAACGTGTATGCCACCAGCGGCTTGCCCGTGTTGTCGCGGTCTTCGAGGAAGTTATTGATTTGGTTGCGCAGGGTGTTGAAAATCTTCATCTTGTCTTCGGACGTGTCGGCCTTGTTCTGGAAGTACAGGCGCTCCATATATTCGTTGTTCAAGTAGAGAATACGTCCGATGACGTTGGAGTTCTGACGGCGCTTATTGCGGTCTGAGACCATCGTCATCAGATACTCGTAGATGTCGCCACTGAAAATCGACTGCCAGGCGGGTACGGGATAGTACGGACGACCTGCCGAGGGATAGGCAATGGGGATGATGAAGTGGGTAGGACGCTTGCGGATGGAGCCGTTGGCCTTGCGCGTCTCGCGAACGATGCGCTCCAGGTCGCCAAGGGGCTGCTGGGGGTCAAGGGCGGGGATGGCGTCAATCTTCATGTCCTCGGTGCGCAGCGACGGGTCGGTGGTGGAATACCACATTTGACTTACATAGACGTAGTTAATCCTGCCATTCACGTCCCGTCGCTCCAATCTGCACGTGTGGGCACTGCGGTAGCGCAGTCCTACTATCTGCGGGGTCCACATCTTGGTGGGCAGGTCTACCAGTTTTTCCTTGCCCGTCTCAGGGTCTATCTCTTTGCGCATGGTGTGCTTCTGGAGCATCAACTCGGGAAAGCATAGGTTCTGGTCTTGCATATCCTCGACGAGCGAGAGGTAGGTGAGGTGTAGGTTGTTGCGCTGCAGGAAGCCTTGCACGCCAGCGCTTGTATCGCCGTTGATGGCAAGATTGGTGGCTTCCCACTTGGCGTAATCGGCTTCGAGGTCGGCAATCTGTTGGCGGATGTCAGCAGCGAGGTCGGAGGTGTCTGATGTCTGATGGCTGATGGCTGATGTGTTACCCAACGGAGCGCTCGACCCTTGGGTCGCTTTGCCCTGCAAAGAACCATCGGTGGCAGGCGCTTCCAGTTGTGACAGTTCACGTTTCAGGTCGCGAATCCACCCTTTAATCAGGATGCCTGCATCCTTGAAGGCGATGCGCTTCTCGGTCAGATTGCCACCGACGTACTGTGTGTAGCAATAGATGGGGCGTGGACCCTTGCCCTCGCACAGGTCGGTGTTGAACCGATGGGCGCTGGCGGTGTATGGCGAAGCCTCGCGGAGCAGCGACACGGTGTTGGGGTTGCGGTTGTCGGCGCCCCACGCCATATAGCCCAAGCCTTTGGTACCAATGTTGTCGGCGGTCATCACCTCGCCACCACTCGAAAGGTGGAGCGTGGGATAGCCTTTGCCTGGCTTGGCTTTGTCGCTCGCCATGAGCTTCATGTGAATAAACTGCTCCCAGGTATGCTCAGTGCCACCGCCACCACTGCTGTGACGACCGAAGGCTTCTGGCATAGGCACGGGAGAAAAGCCCTGCTTCTCAAGGCTGTTCTGTACACGGCGGAGCGCGTCGGCGCCACGTACAGAAATCAGATTTCGATGCTGCTTTTTCTTAGTCATGTCGTTAATGTCTTTGTGTTGTGAATAATAATGTTGTTTTTGACAGCACAAAGATATTACCTTTTATATATAGGGGACGGACATCAGGGCGCTGACGCTAGTGAACAGTGAACAGTGAACAGTGAACAGTGAAAAATCAGGGCGCTGACGCTAGTGAACAGTGAACAGTGAAAAATCAACCGCCAGGCATGACCACGAAGCCAATGCCGTTGCGAAAGTGCTTCACACCCTCGTAGAGCTCGTCGAAAGCGTCGGTACCGTCGGTACGCAGTTCCTCGGGGGTGGCATCCTGCGAGTCTACCGACAGTTTCTCACCGCCTTTCTGTTTGGAGAACGTAGAGCCGTTGCGACCATACGACAGCTTCACATCGGTCTGTTCGATGGCGGCAATGAGTGCTTCGTTGTTCTGTGCATTCAGCGCAATGGCGGGATAGCCGAAACCTGAAAATGCCTCGTTGATGTCTTTGTACTTCTGCATGTGACTGGGTGCCTGGCCGATATCTATAGGGTTCACAGACCAACCGTACTTACGCAGTTCCTTAATGACGGTATCTTTGATGTCGTCCATAGAGATTCCATGCAAGCGGAACTTAGCGGTGTGCGAGTAGTAGTAGTTCACGTTCTTGTTCTTTTTCTTGAACGGGGTGTAGTAACGGTCGAAGTCGCGTATGAGGTCTTGAATCATGCCGCCGTTCTTCACGAACATGGAGTTGACCACATTGAGCGTATCGACACCATTGCGCTTATAGAGCTGACCGATAACTACCCAGTTGATAAGATTGTTATAGTCGAGGGCTATCTCCAGCGGCAGCTCGGTGCGAAGGTCGCCATCCAGGGTGCAGTCCTTGATATTCGAGAGATAGTCAAAGTCAGGGCTTTCGTACTCGGTCGAAAAGGCCGTACCGCCCACCATCTGCTTGCCCTGCTTGATGACGATGCTCTTGTCGATGGCGGGGCAGTCGTCTTCGATATAGGTATGAACCTCAGAATCGAAGTTGCAATAGAAACCTTCGCCCGACTTCTTAGGTTTGATGTTCAGGATGGAGATGGCGAAGACCAGCGGTGGAAGGTCGCGCTTCATGCGGCGGATGTAGTCCTCGCCCAGGATGTCGATGTTATCCAGACTGCTGGCACGGACGAAGTAGAAGCAGTTGCAGCGCAGGGCGTCGATGTGGGCTTGGTATTTCTTCGAGCCACGGATGGCCATCATCTCGAAATGCTCATCCTGCATGATGAGATATTTGTAGTCGAACAGCAGCTCAGCATCATCCTCACTGATGAGGTGATAGGACACCAGTCGCTCGATGGTACCCTTGGTATCGACGGCATACTGGGGCGGAATAATCTTATATTGTCCTTCTCGGCTATCCACAGCAGCGGCAATGGCTCGAATGCGCTGTTTAGTCTCAGTATCGACCACCTGCACACGATGGCCACCACGCTTGGCAGAGCGCAGCAGTTCGTTGAAGTAAATCACACGGTCGGCATAGGCATCCAGTTCCTCCTGCACGCTACGGTAGGTCTTACCCTTAAACTCGCCGTGGTCTATCACTTGGTCGAGCACCTCCTCCTCCTTGCTCAACCAGTTGCCACGATTACTCAATGATGCGTCGCTGACAAAACAGGTGCTCTTATAGTAGGGATTCTCCTCAGAGAAGCGCTTGTCGCCTAATGGATGCACGATACCCGAGTTGGCGGGCATCACCTCTTCGTCGATTTTCTTCTTGGGCAGGAACTTACACTCGTCGGCATCGACATAGCACAGCGTCATACCGTTGGCAGAGCCCAAAGTGGCGAGTGACAGCGCATGCATCAGATGGCCGTTGGCAAACCACATTGCGTTCTCATACGACTTCGGACGGATGATGCACGGCGGCGTACCCTTCGGCGGCTTGCCCCAACCGAAATGCACACCTTCCTTGAAACCATAGAAGCGTTCCATAGCAGCGATGATACCAGGAATGGTGCGTGAGAAGAGCTGCTTGCGGCTGGCACCCAAGAAACCGCCTGCACCTTGCGGCAGCGTATAGGCCACCGCCCAGCGTCGCGGACCCAGTACGCCATCTGTCTTACCAAAGCGACGGGCAGCAACGACGCGCAAGTCACGGGCACCAGCGTAGAAGATGCGCTGTTGCACACGGTTCATATAGACGTCGCGGGTTTCTTCGGCCATTGTCTTATGCTTTTGGTAATACGAAGATGGTGGGTTCGCCCGTGGCTTGTGAAACCACCATGCGGAAATTCGCCATCTTCAGGTCGTCGATATATAGTTTCAGTGGGTCGCCCAGTCCGCATACCGTTGCCTTGAAGAAATCGCGCAGACGGGCTTCGTCGAAGGCCTCGTAGCCAGGGTCAAACTCGTTGCAAGGTTTATAGGCACTGACAAAGGCTGCCACCTTCTCTTCTATCACATAGTCGGAAAGATGCACCTGAAACTGGTCGCCATTGCCTTCCAATACCGTAGTATCGTCGGGAGCATCTTCCCAGTCATCATAATCTTGTTGTTTTTTGCGCTTCGTCATAGGTTACTGCTCGTTTTCAACAAAGATATCTTTTTCTTCCTCGTCCTCCACGGGTTGCCATACTCCGTTGATTTCCTCCATCTCCTGCGCCAGCTCCTTCTCGGTCAGTCCGTACTTCTTCTTCATCTTCTCGCGTTCCTCGTCGCTCATGCTCTGACGGTCGGCCTTGACCACGCTGACGTCGCCTGTGATGTTGATATTAGTGTTCGGCATCTGCTCCTGCGGATCGTCGTCGTCCTTGAAGTCGTTGTTGATCTTCGCAAGGTCTTGGTTGGCCTGCTTCACCGCCTGCCATGTACCCGTCTTACGACCGTAGTTCATCATCCACGAGATGTTGTCCTCGAACATGGCCTTGTGGATGTACTTCTTCGACACGTTCAGACGGGCCACCAGCTGATTGACCACCCAGATATCGTTGGAGATATTGGTCTCGGAGCGCACCGTGATAGCACCCGTTTCAGGGTCACAGACAATGCCCAAAGCGGTCATCATGGCCGTAGCTTCCTCATTGCCAAGACGGGATTGGTCCACCAGCATACGGTAGTCACGGGCGGCAATGTTCTTTACCAGTTTACGGATGGGCACCGATGTGTTTTCCGAGAACAGTTTGTAGCACTCCAGACACAACCGCGCCCGGAACTGCTGCTCCTTGTTCGGAAAAACCTTTGCTAACTCTACGCCGCTGGTAGCCCATGAAACAACCTTACTGACGTAGGTGGATGATGGCTGACTCATTTCTTCGTAGTTTTAGTGGTTTGTTTCTTTGTTGTTCTCTTGGTCTCTTGTTTTGTTGTTTTCTTTGCAGCAGCTTTGACAGGTTTCGGTTTTGCTGCAGACTTATCCTCGTCTTTCGCCTTGAAATTTGCCTCGTAGTCCTCGATGGCAGCATCGACGATAGGACGATAGACCTTGGCTTCGTCCTCGCCAAGGAGTTCAACCAAGCGGGCATAGCGCTTCTCCATCGTATTGATGCGCTGAGCGACGTTGGGTTTGTCCTTACGCTTGATATAGCGAAGCAACTCAGAGACTTCCTTTTTCTTCTCCTCCTCAGCCTTCATCTTGGCTGCATACTCAGGGTTCTCCTGCTCGATGATGGTGCGGATGCGCAGGTCGAGTTCGGGCGACTTCATCTTCTCATAGTAAGGACGGGTGATATACTGCACCTTCTCGACGTCAACACCCTTGAAGCGAGCCTTGAACTTCTCGACAAATGGCTGGTCGAGATAGAGGCGCTTATGGAGGATGGCCAGTTCATTATCCACATCGGCGTAGATGGCGGTATAGGCATCGTGGGCTTCCTTGGCTTGCTTGGAATAGGGCTCGGTGTCCTCGGGCTTAGCACCCATATCGGCCATCGTCTTTGCACGCTCTGATGCGCTTTCGCTGGTAACACGAAGTGACTGCACGGTTTCGGTGCGCTTGGCCAGTTCGGGCGAGAGCAGCCATGCCAGTTGGTTCAAATGCAACTTGTCCTGAGCCATACGCATCTCATACGAGTCTGACATCAGCTGGGCGCAAGGGCTGACGCCCGATGTCTGAGGGCTGATGGATGATAGCTGATGGTTATCACCCGCTGCTTGTTCTGTGTGCTGCTGTGCCACAGCAGCATTATTTCCGAACAGGCTGGGGTTCATCTTTTCCTCCTCAGCCTTCTTTGCCTCGCGCTCTGCTTTCAGTTCGACATTGTTCTTTTCGCGTTGTGCCTCGCCATTGACAACATTCACACCCAGCATCTTGGCAATAGCCATGCGTTTGCGGGTTTCAGGACTATTGTCAGTAGGCATTACCACCTCGCCACGCTGACGGGCGGCGGTTTCCTCCTTGGTAGGACGGCCACGGCGGCGCATCGGGGCACCAGGCAGCACTACGGCCACTGCCCTACCCTGCTGGTCGGTCATCGTCAGACCGTCGGACAGGGCATCACGTACTTTTTCTATATATACGGGCAAGCGATAGGCACGCTCCATATAGTCGCCATACTTACGGGCCTTCTCGCAGAAGTCAACGGCAAACGGCCACGCTGCCAACAGCGCGAACACCCGCTGGATAACCTTCATATCGTCAGCCGTCGCCTTTGTCGGGTTCTTACCCACGGCAATAATTATCGCCATGTGCTTTCCTGTCAATTCGCCAAACTCAGTCACCCACTGCAACTGTTCGTCGGCACTCATCTCTGTGTAAAGTCTTTGTGTCATAGTCTATATCGCCTTTAAATTATCTGCTGCAAAATTAATGCAGATGCGCAAAAACGTTCGGACACAAAAAAGCCCCTCGGCTCACGTCGGGGGACTTCCAAAATAAACTACTAAAACAAATCTTTTATCTCAAAAAATAATGAAACGATTCATTTTGCGCATCACCTTACTCTGTTACGAGAAGGTCATCCCAAGAATTGATGGGTTTCTGATCGGTACCCGTGGGCAGGTCGATGAACAGGTTGGGGTACTTCACTGGACCGAGAATCAAGTTGGCCGTAGTGATACGGTCGCTGTCGGGTGTGTCGCCCGTGGTGGTCGTGATACCTCCGCTGTCAGCGTGCAGCTTCTTGTTGGGATCGTACATAATCTGGGAATCCTCGCCGTCGGGCATGATGACGAACAAATCACCAAGATTGTTCAAAGCGCGAGCGAGCTTTGCGGTGTTACGGTTCACTGCGTCGAAGATGAGAGTAGCGGTGAGCTGGAAGCCCTTGCGCTTACCCTGAGACTCGCCATCAATCTTCTGGGAGTTCTCACGCAGTTCGACCTTAATCAGACCCTTACCATCCTTGAACTCAAGACCGCTGTACACGTTGTCAGTGGCAGTCAAAGGAGTCTTCAGGTCACTCTTTAGACCAAGGTAAGCAACCTCACCGAGGCCAGCCAAATTCTCCAGACACTCGTCGCCTGCGAGATAATGGTTTAATGTAGGACAATTCTGTGGCATAATCTTATTCCTTTTTGTGTTGGTTACTAAATACTTTATAATCCCTGCATTATAGCCGCCCCTTATCAAGGGGCTCTAAATGGTTTGAGTAAAGGGGAGGGAACCCGTTCGGTGGGCGATATCGCACCTCGGGGTTCCCTAAACCCCTTCCGTATCAGAGATTGTTACTCGACTGGAGTAATCGTTACTTGAACGCCTACCTCCTGACCTTCAGCGTCGTAGAGCGGGTACTTGGTTTCGCCGTCTGCGGTGGCTGTCGAGATGATGTAGAACTTGCGTCCCACCCATTCAGGTTCGGTGTTCGTCTTCACTTCGGCCTCGGTGTACTCATTGTCACCAAAGGTTTTCTTCTCGCCTGTGGTCTCGACCGTTCCTGAACCGTACTGGGTCTGGCCATCAGCAGAATAAGAATTGAAGTTGTAACTTTCCTTTTCAGGCTCCTGCGGCTTTTGTTCTGTCGCAGGCGTTTGGTCAGCCGGGTCGCCTCCGGCGGTTATTCCCCCAAGGGAGCGAAGATAGCAACTGCGCTCTCGGGCTGACCCTTCGTTACGACGTTAGCCGTAGCTGTGGTAGCGTTAGAAGCGCCCTGCCACTTCACGAACTTGAAGCCTTCCTTCGGAGTAGCGGTCAGCGTCAGGGTTGTGCCCTTGGCGTACTCGCCGTTCACGGGAGCGGGAGAAACAGCTACTGTACCCATTGCAGAATCGTTGGCAACAACGGTAAAGCTGTCTTTCTGGTAGTCGCCAGACCAATACTTATCCTCAATGGTACCACCGTTGGTAACGAAGTTAGCAGCGTTGATACGCAGGATGCGAGTACCGAACACGCCCTGAATCTGGAACGTGATAGTCTTGTGGTCGCCACCAGGAGTGGGGTCGCCGTGCATGATGCTAACGAAGCTCTGGTCTGCCTCACTGTTCACGCCCAGCTCCATGTTGCCAGGGATGGTAGCAATCATACGTGTTCCCTCACCGAAGTCGTCAGAAGGACAGAACGTAATCTTCGGGTACTCACGCACCTTGAAGTTGCCGTTTGCATCGGGTATGAACTGAACGGCCTGGTGGCTACGATGCTTCTGCTCGTAAGCGTCGGCAATATAGTTACCATAAGCGGTGCTCATGTAAACGATGGTCTCGCGGCGCTTCAAAGCGGGGTGCCACTTGTTGTACCACTTCACGAACTCTTCCCAAGCCTCGCTGTCGCCCTCAGACTGTGGTGCGTCGAGTACGGCGCAAGGAATCAGGTTGCCAGCAGCCTGAGAAACGTCGCCATTGGCAATGTCCTTGTCGAGGTTGGCGTGCAGACCAGTGAACAGAGCCATCTCAGGCTTCTCGCTGTTCTCGTCACCGTGCCAGATGCAAGGATAAATGTTGTCGTTGAAGGCGATACCAATCTGGTTGATGAAATCCTCGGTCTTGGGGAACGAAGGCTGGGCAGAACCGTTGATGGTAATCTGCACGGGCTTCTCCTGGAAGTCGTCCTCGTTGGCTGTGTAGTGGTCCCAAACAATGTGGGCTTCAAGTACACGCTCGGTCATGTAACCCAGCGTAGAGTTCTGTGACTGACCTACAACCTTACGGCGGGCTGTGCCACCCTTACGATTGAAGATAGAAGCGGTGTCTTTGAACTGTACACCAGTGATGACCTTGATGCCCATACGCTTCAACTCGTCTGCGCTGTAGTACGCAGGTCCCATGATGATGTTGCTCTGCAAACGATCCTTGACATGGGTAAGATTGTCAATACCAATAAATGCCATAGTTTTTAAATTGTGTTGGTGAATAAATTGTGTGAATGAAAAAGTCTGTTTAGTTTTTGTGTCGGTCGAGAGTCTTACTTATGGGCGGCTTCCCACTCCTTCTTCAGACGCATGTTCTCTTCGTAAGACAAGTTGGGGTCAATGACATACTGCGTGCTGATAGCAACTTCTGGCTGCTCGGCACCTGCACCATTGTCGGCGGGGCTTCCACCCTGTGCGCCTGCACCAGACTCATGACTGAGCTCCTCAATCTGGGCGTTCAGGTCGGTAATCTGCTGGTCGCGCTCTGCGATGGTGTTCTGTGCGGTAGTCAGGCTCTCCTTGGCACCTTTCAACTCTGTGTTCAGAGTTTCCATCTGAGTGGCGTTCTCGTCAACCTTGGTCTGAAGGTCGGCCTTCTCCTGCTCCAGGGCAGAAATCTGGTTGTCCTTCTCCTCGATAGCGGTAGCGTGAGCGGCGTTCAGGTCCTCAATGGCCTTGGTGTGCTCAGTCTCCTTAGTCTCAGCTTGCGCTGTCAGTTCCTCGACCTTAGCGGTCAACTCGTTCTTCTTGGCGGTCAGGCTCTCCACCAATGCCAGTGCATCGGCTTTCTCCTTCTGCATCGCCTCGATGTTTGCGTTCAGCGTGGCGAGCAAATCCTTATTGAAGAAAGTGCCCTCCTCTGAAACTTGCATCTCCTCGACTCCGAGAAGTGCAAACACTGCGGGGAATTTTTCTTTCATGTTGATAATGTTATTTTTGGGGTTTAACATATTTAATGCGTTCTTAGCGCTTTGCAAGCCGTTCTTTACACCACGGTCAATGACGATGTTGAATACCTCGCCAAGCGATTTCTGGTCGTCCATCAGAATGCCCTTCACGTCCTGAGCATCGAACACCTTACCATGCAGGTGCTCATCCTTGGCGTTGGGACAAGCCTTCTTCACGTCAGCGCGGAACTCCACACCGAGCTTTGCCAGTTCAGCCACCAGCAACTTCGCATCGCCCTCGTTGGCAATATCGCGGAACTCCTTATTCTTGTCGAAGCTCTCAGGATCATAAAGTTCGTGATATGTCTCATTGGTGTACTGGCAGGTGCTACCATCTTTCTCTGTGTAGAAAGCGGCCATCACACCAATGCAACCAATCTCATCCTTGGCGTGCATGTAGTAACGCTGGTCACAAAAAGCAGCCAGATACATACCAGCCGAGCAACACATGCCGTCAACGAATGCAACCACGGGCTGCTTCTTAGCGCGAGCATAGTCAATAGCCTGCTGATAGTCGTTCTTAGCCCATGCCGAGCCACCAGGAGTGTTGATGTGGAAGATATGACCTACGCAGTTAGCGTTGTCAGCAGCGATCATCATCATATCACGATGCTCAACGCTTCCGTAACTGCAGGCACCACCATTGCGGGTGATAGGACCATCCACAAACATAACGTTGATAAACGGGTCGTCCTTATTGTCGCCCCACGACCTAATGATACGACCATCCTTGGCTGAGTAACGCTCCTCCTTGATGCGTGTCTCGACGCCCTCACGGGTAAATACGATGCGACAGCCCATCTCGTGCTCACGCTCCTCGGTGATGTCGATGTGGTTGTTTAGGTTGTTCTGAATCACTGGCATCATGCTGTGGACAAATTCGGGGCGAATCATCCACTGCTTGTTGGTCAGAATTTCTAAAAGTCCGTTCATATTCGTGTGAATTTTGATTTTTAAATCTGCTTGCAAAATTCGCACAACGTATTTTATATGTACGGATATAAAAAAGGGGATTAATATGTGTTTTTGGGCAAAAATAAAGCAAACTATCCTCACGGACGGCTTGCTTGTCTGTAGTCTTTACTATTGATATGAATTACGCACCCATCGCGGGTAATAAAACACAATAACACAATAAACGTTTTAAAACAAATCTAACTTTTTAACTTATGAGCTTGCCACGCCTGGCAGCGATTACCTTATATAATAATAAGACAATTAACATCCTATGTCAGTCGGATGACGTGACTCATCGAATTCAACGTCACCTTGACCGTTGACTTCTGGTTCACATCCTGTTCGCTGAGCAACAGCAGGCTCGTATTCGGCAGTGAATACAGCAGATAACGAGTGCCGTCCGCAGTTGTCAGAACTACGTGGAAATGGCGTGTCTGCAAGCCTTCAACGGCTTTTCTCGTTGCCTCGAATCCTGCCGTTACTGGCACTTGCAGATCGTGACTAACCACAATGCCTGCGGCCTGTTGCTTCTCCGTTTGCTTCAATACGGGTGCGGACTCTATCTCGCCATCGTCACCATCTTGCACGTCGTATGCTAGCGACAATCCTGCAGCGCCGATACGGTCTTTCTCGACACCGCCATCGTTATAGGAACCATTCATTTCGGTCATCGCCACCTGAAATGGGACAACCAAATTACACTCCGATGCCAGTACGAGGTCTACCCTTACGACATCATCCAATAGTTGTTCATTACAATTCTGAATCATACTTTTTTCTCTTTATTTTTGTTAATTTCGATACTTATTTTCCTCTTATCAAGCCACTGACTAAAAAAACGTTAATGATGCACGCTTTTTATTGTTTGTTAATAGACGACTTTACATTTGCTAACAAAGCATCTATATCTAAACCTCCTTGTTCTTCTTCACGCTCATACACGAAAAGGGAGTCTTCATCGTCGATACCGATAGGCAACATTTTCGCTTCCTCAATCCATCGCATAGCCATGCGACGCATAGAGTCACGGTCATTGCTATTGGTACCAAGACACATTTGATAGTGCGAAAAGAAATGGTCGATACACATCGTGGCATCCCGATGAATGCCTCGGCGAGCGCAAACAAACAATTCCTCCGTAATCCAATAGAGCAATATATGGAGGAACTCCTTACGCAGTTGCCTTACCATATTGTTGGCGGGCGAGAACGGAAGCGTAAACGACGGTAACACCTGTTTGTAGTTAGGACCCTCAGTAATTACCTTGGGGGCCTCGATGCACAGGAAGTCGAAACCGTCTGTCTTCTTGTTCTTCTTGACGTTTGTCAGATAGTTTATCTCGTCGATGGTAGGCCACTGCTGGGGGTCACGCTTCAACACGACCTTTCCACCTTGCGGTTTCTTTCCGTTCAGGATATTCTTCCACATACGCTCAGAGAAGCACATGGTATGTTCCATGTCGCACTCATTGACATGCAACAATGCCGACGACATTATCATGTGCTCTTGCTGGAACGGCGAGAATGCTATCGGGGTGAACTCAGATAGCGCAGGCTGTGGTGCCACCCGTCCGCGATAGAACTGTGCAATGTATGTGGGTACTTTGAGATAGATATTAGCCATAACAATTTTAATTTTCCAGCGCCTCCTTGTCACGCTGCATCTTGAGCAAGTTTTCCTTGGCTGAGACGTAAGATACGGAGCTGATGCTTTGCAGCCCTTCTGCATAGCACGTATAGTCGCAGCCTATATAGATATGCCGACTATACTCGAAGAACGTAGGTGCTGTGTCACGTACTACCGTCGGCTTACCGTCTTTTAAGGCAACAGACTGATCTGCCTTCAGCAGCTGATAAATACGTTCTGTCTTGACTACTGGCAACAATATTCTGGCACGCTCGATACGGATGCTCTCACGAATGTAATAAGGCACCTTGGTACGACGGTCCTTGGGTGTATCTTCATCCTCGTCACGATACAACTCCAGATATCGAATGAAATAAGAGTCACGCAGCATGTTATCTACCTTTATTGCCACTTCTTTCTTGTTATCGGTCATCTCGACACCAGCCACCTTAGCCCATTCCTCCAGAGTTTTAAGGCCAACCGCCTTATCCCACGAAAGGATATGCTTATCATAGATGCGAGTAGCGGTATCAGAAGGCATGAAATTGCGACGCGGCAATACCATGATATCGTAGCGACAGCTTGCAATAGGCTGCCACTGCTCATAGCCATCTGCATCCTTGCCGATGCTACGCCATAGTTTCTTATTAACTTTCGCTGTGTCTGCGAACGACACACATTCCACACCACCCGCAAAGGACGCATCTGATGGGTAGTAGGTCTCTGCCCCCACCTTCTTCGCGAAAACTTCTGCGGCACGCTCTGCTTTGGTACACTCATTCCATAATCTTCTTAATCTCCAGCCTAAGTCTGAAGTAACATCCACTCTGTAAAATTGTCTCGCCATAGGTCGTATTCTTTATAATATGATAGGTTTCTGAACTAATTTCTGAACATTTCCGCAAAATTATGGCTGTTTTATGAGTAATTACACCAAATAGGACGCATTGTCTATATTTTAACTACTCGTTAAAACTGATTAAAGGTTTTTAAGAAAAAGAATAGGTAGCCTCACGACTACCTTTTTTTCTGTGCAATACATCATCAGGTTCGCTAACCTTCAGTGTAGTTACCAATAACTAAAAACCTAAAACTATAAATGTCTAACTACTTAACCCAAAACTATAATATTATGAAAAACTCTATGTCTATTGGTTGTCTTCAACCCCTTGCTCGGCATCATCTCCAGGCTGCGACACCTCCATGTCGCTGTTGTTCACAGAAGAAGGATTTGTAGGCTCCAGCCCCTTACGGATAGGTTCGCCATTCTTTCCGTAAGTCTGCGTGAACTTGCAGACGAACATGATGCCAACGCCAACGCCTATCAGGTAGCGCTCGACAAACAGCCACCATCCGTCGGCCACAATACCATAATGGTCGAACACCTCGTGAACGGCGATGGCAGTACCGCTCATCAGGCCGCCCATCCACATCATCCGTTTAAAGAAGATGGGCATGGCATTACGCCATCGCGACCGCAGGGTGTTCCATATATCTGATATTTTCTTCATAACTACTTTTTTTTGCGACCATTGTCAACCTTTACTCCGAGGTCGGTAATGGAAATAAGACTATTGAGATTTTTAACATCTGCGGCAAGCGTTCCTACGTTGACAGACATCTCGCCCAACTGCTTGTTAAAGTTCGTTGACATGTTGTTAACGAGCTTAACCATTTCCAACTTCATGTCGGTAATGGATTCAAGTATATCGTCTTGTTTCTTAGAGTGACTATCCTGGCGCTTTTGTACGTTAGCCAAGGTAATCTGCATATCCTCTACTGTTTTCTTCAATACAGCCACTTCTATTTTCAGCTTATGAACGAAGCCGATATAGAAGCCGATGGCAGAGATAAGTGCCGTCAGCATGTATGGCCATATTTCGATAGCGATGTTACTCATTTCTTTTATTTCTTTATGTTTACGACACAAAGGTAGGAAGAAATGGCAATATACAACGGACAATAATAAGGACGGACTACCGCTTTTTGGGCAATAGCCCGCCCGCGTTCACGGCGATATGAACGGTTATCTATTGAAGAGCTTCTGCAAGAGCCAGAAGCCTGCAGTGGTCAGGACGTTGGCAGCGACATCGGAACCAAAGGCGGTGTACCATCGGTCCTTGTCAATGTGCTGCACAATACGCTGCAAGTGCTGCTGGTTTTGCTGGATAGCCTGCAGTATCTCGTCGTTACTTTTGTTCTGCATGGTCATCAGAACGAAAGTACGCTTGTCCTCGTCGGATAACTGGTTGTATATCTTTTCGAGGAGATACCTGCGGGCAATAGCGTTATTCATTACAGACCGAAGTAAGAACGAATATTATACACGCCGTCCTTATCCTTCAGCACGTCGATGGCGAGGGCATGGATGGCAGGCACAATATCTTCTGCGGGAATGGTGCTCAGCGGTTTCTTCCAAACCTTGTCGGCGAGTGACTGCGCATGATCGCTGTACTGCTTGTTCATCTCGGTCCACAGGGCACAGGCATTATAGTACGGCTGTTCCTCCATCGGTATGCCGAGCTTTGTCATGGCTGCCTGCCAAACGTCATACTTCCAAGGCGCCGACGGATTCATGCGGGCGATGATGTTCTCAGCCTCCTTGCGTGTCAGATACTGATGCCATTTGATAGCCTCTAACTTACCTATCATTTCTTCGGCCACATCTGGTTTATTGGCAATTAGCCAATCCATCATCTCGGTCATCACACGACCAAAGGCTTTCATATTCTTCGGGTCACGGCTTTGTGCCATGTAGTCGTAGAGCATTTCATATTGCTCTTTCATTTCTTGTGATGTCATATCTATTTCCTTTAAATAAATGAATTAGCACCCAAGACAACGAGTTGTCGGGATGCGTGGTGTATATTGCACTGGGACGCGACGAGTAGCAACGGGCTTTCGCTTAGCCGTGGCAACAGGCTCCGCAGGCTTCTCATTCTTCTTCGTCGCGGTTTTCTTCTGGGTTGTTGTTTTCGAGGATGCCATATATTCTGTTGTATAACGTGTCGATAGCGTACATAATCAGTTCAAGCCAAATGGCAAGATAAGAGCAAAGGAAGGATATGGCGAGCGACGGTATCGGGTGACAGCCCGTCAGCAGCTGATAGGCCAGCACACTCCAGCACGTCAGGCATTTCGGACAACTGACAATCGGCAACCGGTTACATTTTGTCACCGTTTGAATCGCCTTGATCAGTCCGAGGTGGTTCACTGCCGTGCAGACAAACACGATGGCTGCAATATCTATCCACATAATAATCCATTAACGCTATGCAACTATGCAAGCCTTCTATGCAGGCATAACCGACCTGCATAGCTGCATAAGAACTCTACGCAGTGGCAACTGTGAAGGCAAACTCCACCTCTGCGACGTTGGTTGACGGACAGCCGCAGGATGTTCCTACGGGTGAAGCACTCACACCGACAGCAGTGACGGTGGGCACATCGGCTGACGGGCAGGGGATGCACTTGGTGACGATGACCTTCTCCGTCACGAGGCAACTGTTCGGACAACCATTGCCGCAGCGATAGACCTGCTGATAGGTGAGGTCGCAAATGCAACGCACGTCGCAGCAATACTCGCTGCCGAGGGCGCGGGGTACGCCAATCACCTGTACGTCGATGTTACTTGCCAGCGGGAATCCGTCGGCGTTGACGCACATCTGGCGGTTGCCGCATGTGTAGTGCGTAGCGTCCAGCATGTACGTCGTGGAGGCGTCGGTGCCTCCAGGGTACGGGGTCAGACTGTTGAAGTAAGTCTTTCCGTTCTGTGAATTACAAGCCATAATTGTTTTGTTTTTGTGGGTTTATTTATACGAGGACCTATTCTCTGCACCGTCCTCCTCCTGTGCTATGTCTGTTCTATGAAAGGTATCGACAGTTGCCCGTCAGACTCTTTGGGCTTCATCTGATCCTGCAACGTAAGTATCGTTCTCGACATCTCCTCCATCTGATTTCGCAACTGCTGCTGCGAACGGCTCATATCGAAGAGCATCTTCGTCGAGCAGAATATCTGCTGTTGTGTTGGACACTTGGTGCAGTCCTGCGGACAGGGACGTGGCGACTGATGATTATTCTGCGGTATCGCTTCCTGATGCTGCACAGGCTGACCGCCTATTGTTTTTGTTTCTTCTGACATAGTTATTTGAAGTAATTAATGATTTGATTCTTGACTATTGGGTTTTGGTCCCAGTTAGCGATGGCCTTCGCCAGACGCACCGCATCAATGGCGCGACCTTGATGAGCATGAGCGCTGATAAAAGCAATGATAACCATGCGTAGGTCCTCAATTTCCTGCGTATTTCGCGCATAGATGTTGAAAGTGATGGGGAATCCTTTGAGAGATTCTTGCGTATTCTTTTCCTCATTCATATTGCCGTGAATTAATTAATATTCGGTAGCGGCTCGGCAGCGGGCGTTTCTGGAGTGATAGGCAATGCGCCCTTGTTGGCGATAATCTGCTGTACCATCGCGTATGCTTGCTGGATGGTTCCACCATTCTCCTTCAGCCAACCGATGATGCCGTTCGCCATATCCTTGGTATTGTCCATCCATGTAGGTGGTATAGGGTCGAAGTCGGGCAGGTTAGGCATATCCCGTACAAAGAAATCGTAAAGCTTCAATGCTTCGTCGATATCGCCCTTGCATACCATCAGGCATTGCATCTTCAGTGTGGCCTTCGAGGTCGGTCGTATAGCACTAATCATTTCGAGTCGCTTTTTGTTATTCGTAAACCATTTCATATTATGCCGTGAAAGGATGTAGGCGGCAGGGTTGCCCACCGCCTACCATTGGGCTTTAGTTGCCGCAACCAGGACAACCACAGGGCTGGGGTGCTGAGTAAATCATCACCTTCTGTGGGTTCTCGCTGTACTTGCCAGTCATCAGACCGAATTGCAACTGTTGAGCCTGCTCCTGCTGGGCAATCTGACTTGCCGTCAGCTGGCCGCTCTGTTGACCGCTCAACGTGTCGTTGATGCTGATAGACAGCGTGCGGTCGCCCTCGATGCGCTCGGTGCGCTCAGCTACCAAAGTGCCTGCCAGAGTCTGTACGAGGTCGCGCAGACCGTCGTTCTTCGCAATGGCAACATCCTTCGCGTTCTTTGCTTTTGAACATGCGATAAGCGTTCCTGCCACAGCGGCAATACCAGCACCTACACCAACGGTAAGACCCGCGATACCCAGTCCGCTGGTGTTCGACTTACGCGACAAGTAGTCCAGCTTTACCTGCTCATACGGAGTCAGCGCATTCTCATTGCCCATCCCTTTCAGAGCCATGAGGTCGTTTAATGTTAAATCCATAATCGTTTGGTTTTTGTGTTATTAAATAATGTGAACTATAGTGGTCATCCTTTCGGATTTCCACTGGCGAAATTACTAACAAAAACTACCAATTCAAAATATTATGGTGAAAACAGGGGTTCACATCGTGACCTGACGCGAAAGCCTTTTAACTACACGCTTTATCGTGGATTCGCTGACATGATACTTTTTCCTAAAATGCTGGTAAATTCGTTCCTTTGGTACGCTTTCCCTAAGTAAGGAAAGATATTCTTCGTACATTGGGATATGTTTGGCATCATCAACGGACAGGCCACACTTTGACATGATATTTACTTGATTTAGATTAAGTTTTAGCAGCAAATAGCCACTAATCACGTCAATTCTATTAAGATTTTCGGATTCTTTATTGTACTTTTGCATACGATTTCGGATAATTTTACTTGCACACTATTTAATGAGGGCTTATAAAGTCCCCCTACCAGTCGATAGTGTGCTTAACGACTCCGAAATCGTATGCGGACTGGCGGGGACTTTTTTTTCTTTTACTTACAGACCAGCCTCAGTGGCTTTCTGCTTGGCCCACTCGCAGAACTCGTTATAGGTATCCCACTCCTGCTTGTAGGTTGTCTTGCTGTTGCTGTAGTGGCGCTGGATGGCCAGCTCGTCGCTCAGTGAGTAGCGGGTGCGGATAATGGCATCGACCACGGCACCCTTTGTTTTCTCCTCTGGGTCAAGCCAGTCAACATCGTACTTGTACTGCTGGCGGGCAACAGGCTCTGCACCCTCTACGGGAGGGATATCATACACCGTTTCCACTTCCTCGTTGGTACACATCATCACTCTCTTTGAGCCAGTCTCCAGAGTGAGCGTGGGCATCTGTGAATCAAAAATCTGTTTCATAATCATTTTTATTTAGTTGGTTATACGTTATAATTCTATTCCCATTTCCTGGACTATCATCTCACACGCTTCCTTGTCGCTGATATGATCCTCGACAAAGTAGATGGAATTTCCACTCTTTCCGATGGTACGATACTGTGGCATAGGTGTTTTGTCGCGTAGCCATTGCTCGCAGACCTGCTTAATCTCGAACGAACCATTATGGCAGTGCCAAAGGTGATGACGTTCCTCACCTGCCTCATTCTTCTCCTTCGATACTATCTGGAAGTCGAAGTAGTATTCAGAATCCTTGTGGTTGTCTATCTTACGGAAGTCCGTAATAGCGATACGGCGGCCTACAAAATGGTCCATCTTGCACTTATCGCCACGAAAAGGCATTAATTGCATAGTCCTATATTTTCTTAAATTTGACAAATTACTTCTTATTAGTCTCAATAAACGCTTTGAGTCACTTTTCATCAAAAGTCCGTTATAGCCTGCAAACTGCTGTGGCTTATCAGCCGAACGAATAGCACGCCGACGCATCTCACCACGAACATTCACAAAACCATCTTTGTACCAAGTTTTGCAAAATCGGAACCCATTGGCAACCCTACCCTTCTGCCAGTCACCCTTCAAATCAAGGCAATAGCGTCCCGCGTAATACGATGTCTGAAACGACCTGAGTCTATCCAACTCATCAGGTTCTCCGAAGTACACTCTGTTGTCACCAAAAGCTGCACTGAAGAAAACATCAAAATCACGCTGTACTATCTCGTCAAACTCTGCCATCACTACATCGGCAATAATTGGCGAAAGGCTGCTACCTATAGGAAGATCGTCCACTTGCGAGAATACCTGACACAGCAACCATCGGCAAAGAGGGTCTTTGACAGTCTGAAACAACACACCAAGATATACCTTCTTCATCAGACTCTGGTAAAACTTACGGATATCATCCGTCAAGAACCATAAGTCTTTATATACTTTAGAGGCATGTCGCACCCGTGTCATCATGCAGAATCTTCTGTCATTACATAGGATGCTTCTCCCGATGATGTTTGAGTAGTTGTTACGTGGCACCTTACGTCGCATTTTCTGTTCGATAACAGTAAGCACAAGGTTTACCATACAACGGTCATACAGCTGAAAAACTTCTGCCTGGCGCTCCTTGTCGGTTTTACGATGCTTGTCTACACGCTTGAGGACAGGTGGCTGAGCCTCGTATGTCATAGTTTCCAACTCATGTATCATCCGCATGGCTATGGGTACAGGTCGTTCCCACATTTCGCGTTTCTCCTGGGTATCACGACGGTATGCAGTACGCAGTACGGCAAAAATAGCAATCTCCCTGTTAAGTAAGAATTTCCTGAGTCCACTGAGGTTTCTTCTGCTGTTCGCTCTTTCCAGCTCATCCCATATTGTTATGAGTACCTCGCTTTCTCCGTCCGAACCATCCCAAAAAGGCAGTTCGCGATAGTCGCGTGGTCCATGCTCACCAGTGGCAGCATGGTCGTCAGTCGTTTTCGACCTTGAGGTCACGATGTAGAGTTGATTGTTTTCTAAGTGAGCGAAGCCCCCAGCATAGTTGTCGTTGTCATTCGTGGCCGCATTGTTAGCATTCAGCGTGCGACCAGCATTGTCGTTATTGGCATTGCAACCCGCAACGGAGGCGCGAACTCTACCCTCGTTCTTCCGTTTCGGCTTCATCAGTGCTGCCATCAACGCTGACGTCTTTGGCAGACTATTGTAGTCGATTCGGTCAACCGTCATACAACCCTGCTCAAGCTCTTCTGCGGCCTGGGAAAGTTGTGTGGCGATATGTCTCAGTGTATCGTAGTTCATTACTTACAGAGAGTGTTTTCTTTTGATTACTTATTAGATTTCGGGCGGCAGGGAGTGATACTAAAGCCGTATCACTCCCGCTAAAGCCCTGTTCTCTGCCATTGCTCAAAGCAACTTAGTCGTTTATTTTGCCATTGTCTCTTTCTTTTATTGGATTTGAGGTGAGACAAGAGCGAAGCCCCCAGCAAAGCCGTCGCTGTCATACGTGGCCGCAAAGTTAGCAAGCAGCGTGCGACCAGCATTGCCGTGATCGGCAAAGCAACCCGCAACGGAGGCGCATACGCATTCCTTACCAACAGCGGGCTGACCGTCAACACCCTGACCCCAGCAGGCTCCCATCCAAGCGTAGCCGCCCTCCTTGGTGTGCTAAATC